AATGTGGTGATGGCAAGATTGCTGGTGGTATACTAGGTGGTGGTCTCGCTGCTGCTATCTCACAAGGAGATGGTCGTTGGTGGGCAATTCCATTGGGTGTAGTTGCTGGTAGTCACATTGGTTGTGATATTGATGGTGGTTAATGGACAAGCACGATATACCATTCTTAGGAGATTTCTACACTAAAGCGGAGGTTGACGAGATGATTGCTGCTGCTTTAGCAGAGGCACGGGCTATTGATGAAGCATCCATGCGTAAGCATAATAGAGATGCTACTATCATTAGTATGATTCTTGGATTTATATGTCTTGCTCTGTTTGTTGATGGGTTGTTGAGGATACTTGGTATCATCCCACCATTCATGGATTTAGATGTAAGTATTGTAGACAGGATTGTAGAGAGGGTAGAGCATGATGTAATACCACAGGTTGAAAAGTATAAGAGTTATATACCGAGGATTTAAATTGAACATACAAAGAGACTGGGATGAGTTCTTTCAGAACCGTCCCAATGGTGGTCCTTGGGACACCGAAAATAATTACAACCCAGATCTACCAGTAATAAATTTTATTAGAGAGTATAATGTACCAAGTACATTAAGATTATTAGATGCTGGTTGTGGTGATGGTAGGAATACTAAGTACCTTGCAACTAGATGTGAGGTAGTTGGAGTGGATTTTTCAAAGACTGTAGTAGATAGAGCTGCTAAAGCGATTCCAGAAGCTACCTTTGTACATGGTGATGTCAGAGATCTACCCTTTAAGACTGGTAGTTTTGATTATATTATTGATGCTGGAGCATTTCATGTGAATCACCCAAGAGATACTACCTTAATTGTAGAGGAATATCATAGAGTTCTATTGGGTATATCAAATAGTAAGATGTTTATAAGAGTGTTTGCTAGACAAGAGGATTCTGATGAACCTATCTTCCATGTATCACAAGGTAAGTTACCAGTCTACGGATATACTCCTGAAAGATTTGAATCTATTATTGAAGATGAATTTCATATCAATAGAAAAACCTATGACCCCATGTATGGTGCTCATGGTGATGGATGTAATTATTACCATCTGTCAAGGAAAACTTAAATCATTATAAAAAAACCCTCTTTTATGAGGGTTTCGTTATAAAATACTGTGTAAGTTTCCACACAATACCTATGTCAGGCGATTATTTCACCCATGAGAATCAACAACCTTGTAAAGTATCAAAGGCAATGGATGAGATTAAGGAGTCAAGATGGCACAATACAAACTATATTATTGAGCTAGAAAGTATGCTGATCAATGAAAGGTACAGGACTGGAAGTCCCATGCAAGACTGATATATTATTCGATCTTCAATTCCCAGGAAACCCCGAAAAAAACTCGGCATATTTTTTGGTTAAAAAGGTTTTTTAAGTAACATCAACAGTTGAAGAACCTGGTCCGTTATCATAAGAAGTTACTGTACCTAGTTCTACTTGATTACTCACACTAGCACTAATATAACCCCTAGTGTCTACGAATCGCTGTGCTACATTTAGCACAGTTTTTTTATTGTTTTGGTCGTCTAATTCTGAATGTGGCTCATATGCTATTACATTAGCAAATTCGTCAGTAATCATATTTGTCAATTGTGTTGTAGGAATCTTTATAAGTCTTCTTTTGTCATTTTCATAAGATTCGTGTTCATAGTTACTCACTGCATATCTTGATTCTACATCTGTCTTAGTTGTACCATCTGGCAATATAGCACGAAATGCTGAATTTACCTCTATACCTTTTTTTATGAAAACTATGTCATTGTACTTAACTTCAAGAGTTTCATAATGATGAATTGAGTCTAAATCGTCATATATTTCATTACAGTATGTTTGTAGGTCATCTTCGGATCTTGGCCATTGATGATATACGTCTGTAATATTGTTTACTATAAGTATTACCCAATCCAAGTGTTCATCACCAAGTACTGCTAATGCTACATCTGATGGTGAAGTGCCATCTGGTATAGCAGTAGTTTCAAACATTGTTGTGTATCGGCCTAAATCATCCCTAATTTTACATCTTCGGAAAATATTCTTTACAAGACGATATTTGAAATCTTCGTCATCTGTTAATCCTTCCCCTATAAAGGTATTTGGTAAATTATCAAAATATGCCATTTTTAGTAACCTTCTTGTATATCTTCGGTTGTGAGTAGTTTAGTCTCTGTAAATTGTACGTTTAATACTACTGCAGGTACTTGTAGCAGTGCTGGAGCACCTGCTCTCTTTAATGCATTATATTGGTTATCTGGAGTATAATTTACAGTCACGTTTGTACATACTGAAGGGTGAATTTTGAAATGTAGATGAGCATCTAGATCATCACCAGTACCTACATCAACTAATGTTCCTTGAGAGTCAAAACGACAGAATTGGATATCAAATTTTCTTGGTACTGCAAAATATCTATTTTGTTCAGCAGTTGCCATTATAGAACTTCTGCCAGTCCAAGGATTGTCATCAGTAGCATTCCATCCAAATAGATCTTTCAATGCTTTGATTGTTTCATCAAATGGTTCGTATTTTTTACCTTTTTTACCAATTTGAGATTTCTTCTTTCGTACTTTTCTTGCCAATTTACCACTTTCAAATGTTGGGTGAGAACCCATTTTAAACCATTGACATATTGACCATATATTTTCTGCTTCTTTAGGACTTCTAGCAAGCATTTTAAAACTAAAGTTATGATTACGGAAACTCATATTATTGAAGATTTGTTCCGTATAAGGGTTGAATATTCTTCCCTTGGTCATTTGCTCTAAACTATTAATATCAATACTACCTTGCAATCCTAAGAATCCACTAATACTGTTTGCTGCTTGTACCATTGCACTTGCACCAAATTCAGGGTTTGCAGCAGATGCTGCCTGTTGTATTGTGTTTGCTAATTGGTCAAAATCAACAGCACCATCTGCTGTATTTTGTATAGCATTAGCAAGACCTATACCACCAACTCCAAGATCTACTGTTCTGTAGTTTGCTTGATATGTTGTTGATAACGACGGTGGCATATTAATATACACCGTTTGTGTGTCATACATCTTTTCAGATTTGACAGATCCTATGTTACCACCGTAGAAAGATTTATCATCATTAGCAAATGACATTGCAAAGCTTTTAAATCTAACCCAGTCAATTGCATAAGTTGGACCATCAGCATCCCTATGGTGACTTCCATGTGATACTGGTGCTCTGTATGGATATCTTAGGATTGACAACTGAACTACCTAAATACTACGTGACCTCTATGTATTTATGCGTTATAAACAGGGAAAGTACTTTCCTAGTAAACCTCGGAAGTACAAAGGTGATTATCGTAACATAGTATATCGTTCAGGTTGGGAACTCAAGTTCATGAAATTCTGTGATAGTAATCCCAATATTACTGAATGGGGGAGTGAAGAGATAATTATACCTTACACATCACCTCTTGATGGTAAAAGACATAAGTATTACCCAGATTTTTATGTCAAGACTAATGGGAAAAAGTTTGTAGTAGAAGTTAAACCTTCTAGACAAACAAAAGAACCCAAAACTCAGAGAAAGGTTACTAAAAAATATATTAATGAAGTTGTAACATATAGCGTTAACCAAGCTAAATGGAAAGCAGCAACAGAATTTTGCAAAGATTATGATATGGAATTTATGATCATTACAGAAAAGGAGCTTAGAGTATAATGTTTGGTTCATTATTTAACGGTATTTCAAAAGCAGCGATTGCTGCTAATAACAGTACTAGTGGTGGTGGACCTAGGCGTTCAGCATTACCACATGACCAATCTGCAGCGTATCCTTCTCTGCAAGAGTTTATGGCGTTTTCCTTAACGGATAAGGATTACGCACCTGCTACTACTAACCTCTTTTCACTCCATATAATTACACCAGCACTTATGAAGAACTGGGTTGCACGTGATGGGTTAGTTGGTGATGACGGTAGAGCACATATTATATCAGACACTGTTGGATATAGAGATTCGACATTTATGTCATCTGGTGCTGGAGGAAAGGGTGCTCAGTTAGCAAAATGTTTAAATTTTTATTGTCAGAGCGTTAGTACACCAAGTAGACAATTAACAACTGGTTCTCTTGTCAATATAGGTACTGCTACTAAATATGCTACTGGATCTGCATTCAGTCAAATTTCTTGTACCTTTATAGCACCTAAATCACAACACAGTTTAAATTTCTTTGAACGATGGATATCATTGATGGCTCCAGATGCTAATCAATATACTGATTATTACGATTATTATAATGCTCCCAGAATGATGATTTATAAATGGGAGAAAGGTGGACAAACTAGGGGTGATTGGGATCAAACTAGGTCTAATAGGGGTAATGAAAACTTTGTTCCAAGTAGTAGTCAACCATTAAGGTCGCATGAGTATAGATTAACTGCTAGTTGGGAATTACAACAAGCATTTCCATATAATATTGGTTCTACTCAGTTAAATAATGCTGCAGCAAGAACTATGACATTCACAGTAGGATTCTTCTTTGAGCGTTATAGATTCTATACACAACCAGAGTTTGATGAACCAGGAGTACGTACTCAAATATCTATTCCTGGTTTAGGATCTAGAGCAGACGATTATTATGACCCTTATGTTGATGCTCAACAAATATTTGCTTCTGTTGATGCTACACAAAAATCACTAGGAACATGGTAGAATGAAAACACTACATAGATTACCACTAGATGAGTGGTTTGATGATGTACCTCACCCCTATGATAATTGGCCTATGTCAAAACCAGATGAACCTTTAGATCTTGCACCAAGTTCTGTAGAACCGCAAGATGAAAAGAAAGAAGAAACACCACATGAAATAGCGTACCGTTTA